TATATAGATTATTTATACCTGCATACGAATCTTTAGAGGGGTTTTTTGATAAATATGGAAACCCAGTTAAAGATGATCCTTCTTTAGTTGTAAAAGGTTTAGACGATTCAGATATTATATTTGGAGCTAAAACTTACCTTAAAAACGAAAGGGAAAGTTTAAAAGACGACCCTTCTGAACTTAACGAGGTGGTAAGACAGTTTCCGTTTACAACGGATGAAGCCTTTAGGGATAGTATAGATGGTAGTCTGTTTAATATAGGTCAAATATATGAGCAAATACAACATAACGATGAGTTATATCCAAACCCTATAGTTGTTGGAAATTTTGTTTGGAAAGATGGTGTTCAGGATTCAGAAGTGTTGTTTAAGCCAGATCCGCAAGGAAGGTTTAAGGTAGCTTGGATGCCGCCTATAGAATTAAGAAACAAAAAGAAAACAGAAAGAAACAAACGTGTAGCCCCTAACGCGGATTTAGGTTGTGGAGGTGTAGACTCCTACGACTTAGACATGACCGTAGACGGTAGAGGTTCTAAAGGTGCTTTACACCTATACAACAAATTTCACATGGAACATCCATCAAATATGTTTGTCTTAGAGTATGCTTCTAGACCTCCTTTAGCTAAGATCTTTTACGAAGATGTTCTCATGTCTGCTGTGTTTTATGGATACCCTATTTTAATAGAGAACAACAAGTACGGCATTGCAAGACACTTTGAGTCAAGAGGTTATGATGGATACTTAATGGCTAGGCCAGATCACTTAAAGTCTGCCAACACTAAAATAAACGTTAAAACAAAAGGTATTCCTTCTAACTCTCAAGATGTTATACAAGCTCATGCTCATGCTATAGAGGCTTACGTACACAACCACGTAGGTATAAACAGAGAGACGGGTGAGGTAGGAAGAATGTATTTTAATAAGACTTTAGAAGACTGGATTGGCTTTGACATAAATAACAGAACTAAGTTTGATTTAACTATAAGTGCGGGACTGGCGCTGCTTGCTGCACAAAAAGTTAAGCCTAAAGAAGTAAAGTCTAACTTTAACGAAAAGAAATTTTTTAGAAGATATGCCGCAATTAATTAAAAACGCCATGTTTCGTATATTTGCAAAAATGAACTCCCTCTGATGTACAATAACGAAAACAAAAAAGCTGGAGGCTTCCCAGATCCGCTTTCTTCAAGAGAACAAAAAGAAAGCAAGAGTTTTGGATTGCAATATGCAAAAGCAATAGAAAATCAGTGGGGTAAAACCAATGATTCTGGGTCTTCTTACAAGAAAAGAAATAACATTTTTGAGCGTAACAGAGACTACGCTAATGGAACTCAAGATACCAACATTTACAAACAACTTTTAACGTCTTTAGACCCAAACAATGTAGATGGAAGCTTGGTTAATCTTGATTACACTCCCGTTCCGATACTCCCAAAGTTTGCCAGAATTGTTTCAAACAAAATACTTTCTAGAGAGCCATACCCAAACTTAGAGGCTGTTGACCCTATCTCGTCTTCCGAAAAGAATAAAGAAAAAATAAGGTTAAAGACTCAGGTTCAAGTAAAAAAAGAATTAGCAGCTTTAAAGGCAGAGACTGGAGGGTTAGTGCTAGACAAAGATCCTGACAACCTTCCAGACACTTTAGAAGAGGCTGAAATATTTCTTAATACCAACGTAAAAACAGACGCAGAAATAGCAGCTCAAATAGGTACTAACATGACTTTGCAGTGGGCTGGTTTTAATGACAATATTTTTAGAAGGTGTGTCAACGATCTGGTATCTTGTGGTATGGCCGTTGTTAAAAGGAGTAACGATCCGAACTACGGTATAAAGCCAAATTATGTTGATCCCGCTTCTTTTATACACAGTTTTACAGAAGACCCTAATTTTGAGGACGTAGTTTATGCTGGCCATATAAAAAGCATATCTATACAAGAATTAAAAAGACTAGCAGGAGATACGCTACAGGAAAAAGATTTTGAAAAGCTTGCAACTAAGGCTGCTCGAAACAAATCTCAGTCTACTCACAACTTTTCTAGCAGTTCTTACGATCAAACTCTTGGAAAAAAGAAATACGGCTATGATGACTATATGATAGACATCTTAGATTTTGAGTTTATTTCTGTTGACTGCATGCATTTTGAGGAAAAAGAAAACAGGCACGGAAACAGAAACTTCTTTTATGAAGGGTTTTCTTATAAAGAAAAATCAAACAAAGGTGTTTTTGAGAGAATCCCTCACAAGATGGAGATAACCACCATCTATGGAGGCATGTATATAATGGGGACAGATTACATTCTTAACTACGGTATGAAGACAAACATACCTAGAAATAAGCATGACATATCAAAAGCTAGAATGAGCTATTCTGTTGTTGCTACGAATATGCGTAGAATGATACCAAAGTCTATGATAGACAGTTGTGTTGGTTTTGCAGACATGCTTCAGATAACACATCTGAAGTTACAGCAAGCTATTGCTAAAGCAAAGCCTGATGGCTTAATTATAGATATTGAAGGTTTAGAAAACGTTCAGCTAGGTAAAGGTGGTGAGTTGCAGCCTTTAGAGCTTCATGATATTTACGAGCAGACGGGAGTGTTTTACTATAGGAGTAAAAATCCAGAAGGAGGTTTTCAAAACCCTCCAGTAAGAGAGATAAACAATAGTATTAGAAACGTTAACGAATTAATAGGTTTATATAACCACTACCTTAGAATGATTAGAGACGCTACTGGCGTAAACGAGGTAATGGATGCAAGCTCTCCAAAAGGAGAGTCTTTGGTAGGTGTTAGAGAGCAAGCTATAGCGGCTGGAAACAATGCTATATATGATATAACTAATTCGTCTATGATTCTCTTTAAAAAGGTTTGTGAGGATGTTGTTAAATGTCTTCAGATAATACCTGCAGAATCTGTTCTTATGAAGGTTTATCAAAATGCCATAGGAGAGGAAAACATGAAAGTGCTGAGTTCTTTTAGCGATTTACCTATGTACAACTTTGGAGTAAGCGTACAAAAAGAAATGGAGGATAACGAAAGAGCTTACTTAGAGCAAAACATTCAAATGGCTATTTCTCAAAAGGAAATAGATTTAGAAGACGCTATAGCTGTAAGGAATTTAAAAGACGTAAACCAAGCTGAAAGGCTTTTGGTTGTTCGTAGAAAGAAACGAATAGAAAGAGCTCAAGAACAAGCAGCTCAAAATTCCCAAATGCAGTCACAACAAGCTCAACAAGCAACACAAGCCGCTTCTCAAGCTCGTCAACAAGAAATGCAAATGGAGGCTCAAATAGAAGCTCAAAAGTTGCAACTAAAGTCTCAGCTAGAGATTGAAGTAGCTAGAGCTAAGCACGAGTTTGATAAAGAAATAGAAACTATAAGAGCTAGCGCAACTTTAGGATTTAAAACTGAAGATCAAGAGTTTAAAGAAAAGCTAGAGGTTTTAAAAGAAGATAGAAAAGATAGCAGGGTAAAAAAGCAAGCTTCTCAGCAGAGTAAACTTCTTTCTCAGAGGCAAGGCAAAAGAGGTGAGCTTCAAGAAGAAATGAATTTGATGGCTGACGCGCCAGAGATTACAGAAAACATATTAGAGCAATAATGGCAAACAAAGTAAATTTAGACGTATCCGAAAAGCTAGACATAACTTGCAGAAGGGGTGACACCTTTTCGCTTACGGTCACATTAAAAGATTCTTCAGGAACAGCTTTAACGTTAAGTACCAGCAATTATAAGTTTTTAATGCAAGTGTATGGGGCTGGTAGAAGGGGCGGTTCTCCTGTTATAGGGAGTACCAATTTAGGTGTAAAAACAAGCAACGTTTTTGAAGAGTTTGTTATTGATGATAGTGGAAATTTAACTATAACAGCTACCGCTGCCACTATGAGAAATATTAAAGCAGGAAGGTACATATATGATTTGCAATATGTTCTACCAACAAGCTCTGGCGTTGACACTCATACAACCGTTTTAAGAGGTAACTTTATAGTTAACGACGACGTATCTAAATCCTTATGAGTGTAGAGGTTAGCACTACAGCGGGAACTTTAGTTTCAACAACAACCTCTGAAGGCATTTCCGCTACCGTTACGTCTAGCTCGTCTTCTGTATCTGTAACCTCACCAGCAGTTAACTCTGTTTCTGTTTCTGAAAAAGGGCCAAAAGGAGATACGGGAGCTACTGGTGCTACTGGAGCTACAGGCGATACAGGTCCTGCAGGCTCATCATACGGTATTTCTTGTGTAGATGGAGACAACTCTGATGAAGAGAAAATAAGATTAACGGGTAGCGACTCATCTACAGATGACGTTGTGCTTGAAGCTGGTACTGGTTTAAGTATAGCAAGAAATAGCGATAAAATTACTTTTACCAATACCGTTTCAGATACTAATACTCAACTGTCTACTGAAGAGGTTCAAGATATCGTTGGTGGTATGTTTAGCTCTAACACCGAAACTAGAGTTACAGCTACATACGTTGACGGTGGGGATGGAGCTGGTAAAATAAATGTGGTTGTTGATGATATGACGGCTAATGACAATACTCAGCTATCTACAGAAGAGGTTCAGGATATTGCGGGGCCTTTAGTTGCTACTGGTGGAACTAAAACTAACATTGCGGTAACATATGATGACGCTAGCGGTAACATGGATTTTGTTGTAGCTTCAGATTTAAACACTACGGGCAACGCTGGCACAGCTACCGCTTTAGCAACAGCTAGAGCAATTAACGGAGTAGACTTTGACGGTACTGCGCCTATAACTGTAACAGCCGCAGGTTCTACCCTATCCGATACAGTGACGGTAGCTAAAGGAGGTACTGGATTAACAACGGTTGGTACAAACGAAATATTAACGGGTAACGGAACGAGCGCTTTAACGTCAGAATCCAACTTAACGTTTGGGGCTGACCGATTGATTATTGGAGCTGACGCTGAAATAACCCCTCAACTCCGCTTTAAAAACGATGAAAACACTGTTACTCTTGGTGTAGCAGATGCAACTAATAATTTGATATCTGGGAGTGTAGATGGTGATTTTGTTATTGATTGTTCAGGGGATCACAATGTTCTTATAAGTCAAAACAGTGAGATAGCGCTAACAGTGGACACAAACGGTGACTCTAACTTTAACCGCAGGTTTACTGTTACTGGAGATACAGACGGAACGTATGAGGGCGATGTGGTGTATTTTGGTGGGACGACATCTATGACAACGGGAGCTTTATATCATTACAAGTCAGATGGTACGTGGGAAACCGCAGATGCAAATGCCGCTTCTACGTGTGACGGGCTGTTAGCCATAGCTTTAGGGGCGGCATCGGACACAAACGGCATGCTTCTTAGAGGTATGGTAACTGTAGATCACGATACTGGATCTGTGGGAGATGTGTTATTTGCTTCTACTACAGCTGGAGATATTACAGCTACTGCACCATCAGGAAATAATGATATTGTAAGAGTTGTTGGGTATTGTTTACATGCATCTAATGGACAGATTTGGTTTAATCCAGACGGAACGTTTGTTGAAGTAACAGCTTAATGCCAACTATAAACGTAAACAGGCAAGGATTAGGTACTGGAAGCTCTAATGGAAACTTTGCAACGGCTAGGTCAAATGCCGCAGGATCTGTTTCTGATGGTGTTACAGGTGAGGGTGATGTTCAATATTTTAACACCGCAAGAACCAAAAGGTTTAAGAGAGTTTTTTTACATTTTGACACAAGCGGAATAACAGGAACAGTAACAGCCGCACATATTGATATTAACGGGGGTAGTTCGGCTGACGCAGACCCAAATGACACCATAATGATAAA